CTAGTGACTGACCAAAGAATAGGTGCGGAATAGGAATAGGACACAATGAATGGAATGGCACATAGTCACACTCCTCATTCGATAGTATCTCATTGCCTGCGATGATAATCTTACGCATCTCTAGCAAGCCATTGTCATCAGAGTCTAGCTTGTAGTAACACTCGAACACTTCTACATCGTCTGTGATAGCGTAATCAGGCAACTCATCACGTTGGTATCGTGCTAATCGTTCAGGGCTATATTCTAGCCTGTCACCTTTAGGGATTGAATCTACTGTTTCTCTATCAAATCCCATCGCTACTAAATCACCACGATTCAGCATCCTACGGTGAGCAATGAAGTCTGCATCCTCAATGGTCTTAGCTGTCTTGCTGATTAAGAACTCCTCTGGTGGAACGTTCTCAATAACAATGCGACTCTTATCGTTTGTTCTTTGTATCGTTACGCTATGGCTGTTATACATCATGCCATCAGGGCTAGTGATAACCTCTGTCTTTTGCTTGACTATTTCGAACTCACCATCCATCAATAGCATAGCCATTTCATCATCGCTAAGGTATTGATACTTCTCTTTCGTGATGTCTTTCTTACTTTCCCAGTACGCTTTAACCACGCCTACCTTTTGTAGTAGCGCATCCTTAAACCAATTGTGTAAGATTAAGAAGCCATCGTTATCTTTGTAGAATACCCAATTAGCCATGTCAGACGCTTGCTCACAGAATGGCTCATCACCATTGTTGACAGGCTCAAACTGTACTGCATCCTCATTCGCTGTGAACACTCTAATTAACTGTGGTAGCGCACCATCAACAGCTTCTGCTACCTCACCTGTGACTACTTGGCTTGAGCCTTCTACTTCATTGCCATAAGGCTTGCGTAAGTAGTAGTCCATTGCCTCTGCACGTTGAGCAACAGTCTCTGTTTCAAGGTAGCCGATAGCGTTATCAATCTGCGTGATACACTCGTTAAGTAATTCTTCATCTGTCATTTTAGCCATATCACACTACCCAATTTCGATTTTGATTTAGAGGCTTGCCCCATGTTGCATCTACTTCATTTAATCCTATTGCTAAATATCTAAAGCTGTCTGCATAGTGAGAAGCCCAATCATGTAAGGGCGTGTCAAAGAATACGTTCCTCTTTTCATCAAACACTCTACGATAGTTCCGTAGTGCTGATAGCCCTTGTTTCGTTCCCTCTTTGTCGAACCAGCATCGAGGCAGTAAACGTCTGACTGCTTGTATGCCATCCGCTTTTGATAGGCTTTGAGCAATTGAATCTATTGTGATGTTTAAGCCTGCATCTAGCAATACTTCAAACCTACTCTTGCCTGTGCCTAATTCTCTTACTCTAATATCATGTGGCAAAATGTGTTCAGCTTTATCGTAGCCTTTATCTCTTAACCACGATACATAGTAATCTAATCCAACGCCATGATTCTCTAGGCAATCTATTAACTGTATCTCTTTACCAACAATCTGTGCTACCCATAAGCAAGTTGAATCGCTCATGCCTAAATCCCAGCTTACCACTAGCCTTGCTAATTGATCTCGTGGGATTGTTGTTACTCTGTTCTGTTCGTCTGCTTCGTTTAGTAGCGCACCATAATAAGCACCCTCTACAGGGGCATCGAATGAACACTCAAACTCTTGCCTGTATTTGTCATCGCCCATCTCGGCTTTGGCATCTGCTAACTCTTTATCGTCTAGGATACCTGTTTCGCTTGCCTTGAACTCTAGGAACTTCCAACCATCTGCCTTTAATGCTCGCTCTTTGAAGTCTGCAAAATGGTTATTGCCCTTTGGTGTACCGATAAACAAACACCAGCCTTTTCTGTCGGCTAGTGCTGGTCTTAATATTTCATTCCATATCTTAGGGTTTTGGTCGCCAATCTCGTCAAGGCAAATTCCATCGAAATACTGTCCACGAAGTGAATCACCATTCTCTGAGCCGTATAGACTTATTCGCCTACCTAAGAAGTCAACCCGTAACTCTGCAATGTTTACCTTTGCGCCTAATGGTCTTGTATATTCCACTAGGTAATCAAACGCGACTCGTTTAGCCTGTGCGTATGTTGGCGCTATGTAAGCGTAACGTGGATCTTTTTGTTCGTTCTTTAATGCTGCGTGTATTAGGTGAAGGATAGCTGATACTGTCTTACCCATCCGCCTATGTGCTACAACTACAGTAAAGCGTGTCTTGTTTACTGCATCGTGAATTTCTAGCTGTGGTGGTCTTGGTCTATAACCTAAGTCTAAATCTTCCGCCACCTCATCGTATAACTCATCAGTCATTCGGTATGCCCGTGATGACTTTCATAATCATAGGTGCTTCATCGTTGCCAGATAGTTCAACTGCGCTTAAGTCAGGAACTGATTTTTTGAGTAGAATCTCTATCGCTTTCATGCGACCAGATGGAATTTCTTCAATAACGCCTAAAGCATAATCCTGTAATAGGTTAATTAGCTTAGTAGCTTGTATTTTATCTCGCACCATTTGTTGGTGTCTAGGGTTGAGTCTTGTAGCCATGATTTTATCACTCCCGTAGGTTGGTGATCCTTTGTTATTTAACGATTGCCTGCCGATACTGCATTATAAAATGGCGATAAGCCTTGTGACCGTAAAGCATCTGCGTGTTGTTGTGCTTTGATATATGCTTGTTGGCTAATTACACCACTATTCAATATCTTCTTTAATTCTTCAGATGTCAACGTAGGAACAATAGATGGAAAGTCACCACGTTCATCGCCAGTAGAGTATTCAGTCATATCTTGACCTTTATTCTTACCCATGCCTTTTAATATTCCCATCCAACCCGTTGACTTTGGCATCATCTCGCCACCATACCCCCCTTGAGGCAACGGATAGGCTCTTAACCCATACGGGTTGTTGTAATTAGATGCACTCAATCCACCTTGTTGTAATGGATTTGCAAACAACAAAGATAATATTTGAGAATCGTCCATATGCTACCAATGGTGTACTGCGTTGAGAACTAAAGTGATATTAGCTATTACCGCTAATAGTATTACAAGCCAATGATCCTGCATATTTCATTTCTTTGGTTTTTTCTTTGGTGGGGATTTGATAGGCTTAGACTTGCCTGTGAACTTTTCCATCTTTTCTGCAACTTTATCCATTGTACGCATATCAAGTCCTTTATGTTATGGAGATTTTTTAGGGCAAAGTATCTCAGACTCTGGTTGTACTAGTATTCAACATGAACACGGTAGCCATATCGGTTCATCCCTAAATTGCAAGTGAGGATCAGTCACTATGCAATGTTCAAAATGTCGGCACTTATGAATAAATACCAACTAAATAAAAGGCAGTAGGTTTCAACTGTGCTTGGTCACATCCACCTACCTTAAGTCCAAGCCACTCGGAGATGAGTAATCTAAACTTACATTTAGACAAACGAAACTATATCACACTTTCTTGCCCTTTGCAAATTTCTGCACAACGACAGGTTTCATCGCCTTAAAGTTCAATCCTTGTGGTCTGCATCTTCCTGTTGGTGATCGTTCTGTCAGACAGTAGTCAACAATATTAGGTTCACCACGCACCAATTCAAATTCTGCGTAAAACGCACACATATCATTCTTTGCACGTTCACCAGCTTTGTAATTAATGCAGTCTACACATAAAATGTTCATGATAATTCTTTCGGTTGATTTGTTATTAGTTTCTCAATGTACCACATACATTTTTTGAGATCATCTACTCCGCCCTTTTCTTTCCATCGCCACAGATACTTGATAGCGTTTGCCGTACACACAGCCTCTATGCCAGTCAGATTAATTGTAGCTGCTTCAAGAGCATCAATACATTCAACCTTTGCGTTCTTGTAATAGGATGGATTAATTTTATCATTTGATAGTGCCTTGCCATACAGTTCTATTTCTTTCTCGCTCAATTTATTACCGCTTTCCCATTTTTCATGTACTACTGATTCTTTAAGCATTTATTTACTCCAAATAAATTCGTTATCTATCCAATACTGTTGAGTTCGTTTCATACCTTCATAATGCATCAACTTTAATTCATCATAGGTATATTGTGATTTTATTCTGCCATCTATTGCATCGTGACATGATGAACAACAGAACGCGCCAAAAATATCGTTGTTTTTTAGTGCCATACCGCCACCACCTATATGAGCCAGTACAGTAGTTTCATTATTCCAATTACATATATCTGGAACTCTTACTGTACATTGTTGACCCATTGCACTTTTTCTCAACCTACTCATCTTTTGTCATCTCCAAATATCTCCCTAATCTTTGCTCGGCTTTCTGCTACTGTTTGCACTTTAACAATGCTTATTTTACCATCTTCAATAGATCCACGATAGGTATGCTCACCGTTAGTTGCTCGGAACGTACCGCTAAACCCTGCTGATGCCATGTTCTTTATAAGCTCGTTAGCTGTCATTTATTTTGACAATCTAATATCTGAATGAAACTTGTTATCAAACTTAAAGCATATCAAATAAAGGTATTGCCTTTTATGCTTAATACCATGTGGATCAGTCCACGTTCCTGATGGTAGCTTTGCACAATAGCCTAACTGACCTGCATTAAATACTGCAATTTCCATGATTTCTCTTCTTTCTGCTAGGCATCAACGCCCACGCTAACAATAATCCATTTGCACAGCCTAACAGGTAAGCTGGTGCGTAGCAAATAGCGTACTGATGCAAAGTTGCTAACATATCTTTTCCTTTTCAATCCGTGACGTTTTGTCACAGTTTCAGTTGACTACATTTTGTAGC